TGGCGCGGTTCACATACGGGATTGTTTTGCTCCATTCCAGGCAAATCCACTTGTAGGTGTTGTCTTCGTCAATGGGGATCCAGTCAAAGCTGGCAGCGTCCGCAGCTCGTGCGTCAAGGAACGCTTCAATCGTGTCCGCATCAGTCTCGGATACGTTCCAGGTCAGTGACCACTGCTTCGGATTTTGATTAAGTCCGAAGGTGACACGCTGCTGGTAACCGTCACCGAACTGCGTAGCGCGAATGCTTGGCTTGCTGCTTTTTTGTGCGCCGTAGGTTGGCGTTATTGAGGGAAAGGTAGCCATTAGGCGAGCAAGCCTCCCGGACGCTTCTGCTTAATCAATTCTGCCTGTACCGCAGCGCCGATGGCACGTCCCAGGGCAGCGGAATTGGGCTGGTCACCTTGGGCTTGAGTTCCTTTGGCGTCAACGTTGACGACGATGTTGGCGCCACTCATTGCATTGTTCGGAACGATGTTGCCTTGGGCGCCGGGGACAAACAGCTCGGGACCGCGCTCACCGACGAGATAGGGGCTACCGGCAGAAACGGAACCCCCTTTAGCCATGGGCTTCAGATTCAAACCTGGAGCAAAACCGCTCGATCCCAAGTTCAAACCGGAGGGGTACTGCGTAGGTCCGGCGCCCTTAAACAGTCCGCCTCCGCCACCAAATATTGAGATCGCGGACTCTAGTGCTTTAATTACGATCATTTTGGTGATGATCTGAGCTGCCATATCCAAGAATGCATCCGAGACACGGCGGAAGAAATTAGCCAGTGCTTCTTGGGCACTCATGGATCCTTGGATTAGCTGACTGAAGGAGTTGGTAAATGCACCAGAGATACCTTCAGCGGCTGTTTGAACTTGGTTGATCGGATCAAGCAGTTTTTCCAGCTCTTTCTTTGCCTTTTCAAGGCGTTCATCTTCACCGAGAAGGCTTTTGCCGCCGAAAGCCAAACCCATATCAATGGGTTGCGCAAACTCATCTAAATCAATGGGTTTTAGTCCCGCACGCTTGTAAAATTCTTCGTTTTGACGCTTTAATTCATCGGTGTACGCTTGAGCATTGGACAACTGAAGAACTTCGTTGTTGAGATTAGTAAGCCGCGCTTTTTGACCTTCGTCTATAAGTTCGTTAATACGCGCTTGGTTTGCGGCATAGGAATTTTTCGCTTTGGCCAGATCGCGCTCCAAGGGAGTTTGACCTTTAATAAGAATTACCTGACCCTCTAAAGTTCGCAGGAGAGACTCGCCGGCTTTACGGGAACGATCGAGTTCATTTGCGGACTGTTTAAACGTACGCTGCTTTTCTCTTTCTTGTTTTACCGTTTCACGATTGCGTATCTGCTCAATTTTTTGATTGGCAAGCAGGTTAATTTTTTCTTTGTTTTGTTTGCTCTCTGTGTCTAGTTGTTTCAGTGCTTGACTAAGCGTTTCTCTGCCTGCTTTTTTGAGCTTCGTCCTCGCGTCAACCCTTCTGTCAATAAGAGCTAGTGTTTCTAGCTCAAGATCCCTAGTACGTTCAAGTTCGATGTTTGCGATACGGTCTTCAGGTGTGTCGCCTAGTTTGCGCTGTTTAAGAAACTTAAGTTCAATGTCTTTGTTGACAATACGTTGATTGATTTCAGCAAACAACTCACGAGCCAACAACACGCTCTCATCGAGCTTGTCATTGAACATAGTAATCCAAGCGTTTATGTTGCTTAGTGCATTTTCGCCCAGAGTGAAATTAATGACGAGTTCTGTAAGCCTTTTAAGAAGCAGCCCAAAACCGGAAATCATGTAATTAACGATTCTGTTAATGCTACTAACCAAAGTAAGAATAGTGGTTAGAGCAGCTGTAAATGGCGTGGCTAGCAAACCGATTGTGTTGCTTATGGTGGCAGTAAATGTGCCCCACGCAGCCGACAGCTGGTTGCCTGCATTTGCAATGTCCTGCTGGGATTCTGCAAATACGCCGGTTTGTAGTGTTACCTGTTTGGCTAGTAAAGCTTGTGCCGCTGCTTCATCTCCGATCTGCTTGTAGAGCGCAACTTGAGTTTCAAGATTGCCTGTAATAACAATTCCAGATTCCTTTAGGGAGTCGAGGTTTATGTCGCGGATAGCGTTACCCAGCTCCACTGCACGCTGCACTGCCGCGTCAAGTTGAGCGCCGATTGCGCCGCCGAGAATCTGACCTCCAAAGCCTGTACCGAAAAATGATCCGATTGCGGAACCAGCTACGGATCCAGCGCCGCCTCCAAACAACAACGGGAAGCCGACACCTAGAGCTAAGTTTTCGCGGAAGGCGGCTCGTTCTTTATCCGCCTTCTTCTGTTGGTCTGCAAGCCGCTTGATACGGCGTTGCTCCAAGCGATAGATGGCTGCGTTTTGCCTGACGCGAAGACTGTTGAGCTGCTTTCGCAAACTGGTGGAGATGTCATTAACCTTCTTCTCCCACTCAATTCGTTTCTTGGCGCCCTCAGCGAATGCGGCATTTTGCGCTTGGACAGCACGCGCAGCTTCGACGTTTGCAGCAAAACCAGCGGTCGCAGGACCAGCGCCGCCAGGTCCATACATTGTGGTGCCAGCCATGCGCCGCTGACGCGCAGCTTCCACTACAGCGTTGGCACGCTTATCAGCAAGGATGTCCTGCGCACGTGCTAGTTCGTAGGCGGCTCTCGTTGCCTCCTGTACGCGGCGAGTCTCGTCTTCGAGAGCTTTCCGACGCTTTTCGATTGTGTCGGCGAGGTTTTTCTTTGCTTCTTCCGAACGCGCCTGCTCAAGGCGGCGCGTTGCTTCTGCCGTTTCCTTGGCAGTTTTAGCTTCGTTCTTTAAGAACTCCGTGCGTTTTTTAGTGGTTGCCAGCGACTTGATCGCCTTGGCTTCTTGCAGTTCAGTCTGCGTAATGCCTTTTGCTTGGCGCACCAAGTCGTTGATGGCACGCTGCTCGATTGCTTGCCGTTTGGTTACAGCAACAAGCTGTTGAGCAGAAATGCGGGCTTCTTCTGTGTTTGAGCGGTATTCGCCGATTTGGCGTTTTGCGTCCTCTAGCTGCGCGTTTAATTGATTAAGAGTTGAGTCCTTAATTAGAGACTCAAAAGATCCAGCGGTCGCTTTAATTTCTTCGTCTAAGCGGTTAAAACTACCCGCAAGTTCTTGGACACGGCGTCCGGTAGCAGGACCAATCGCCTTTGCAGCTGCTGGCGCAAAAGCCATAAAAGCTGCTGTGGCAGCAGCAATACCGCCAGCAGTTGCCATGCCTGCAGGCCCCATTGCCTGCAAAGCAGATGTAACTGCATTAACAGGAGCAGTGAGGTCGGCTACGCCAGAGCCGAAATCACGAAGCGCACCTACCGCGCCGCCAAAACGCCCGCTTAATCCTGCGGCCGCATTTGCAACTGCGTTAATACCGGCAATACCGACAACAGTTTTTCCGCCGAAGTCAAATGCTTGGGCAACGTCACCAAGACGTTTACCTAGACCGCCAAGCTGTTTGTCTAGAACGCTAAGAGATTTGCCGTATGCTTTTACATTGCCGGAGGCAAAACCTCCAAAACCCTTAAGAGCTTTTCCGAGTCCGTTGAACTTACGTTCAGCCTGCTCGGTCTTTTTAATGATCCCAGTTATCTGGGCTTCGACATCAGATAGGCCCTTGGCGGCCTGTTGTGTCTTAGCCCGTACCTGAATATCAACGTTATATTCAGCCACTGGGCTACAGCAGGAGTCTTACGCCCCAGCTTACCTGCTTTGCAAACCGCTGGCGCGTGATCTCATCTTGGCCTGATCTTGGGCCTTTTCCTGCTCTTCGTTGCGCAGCTCGAAAAATGCTGCCCACCCAACCAGCTCTTCCGTAGTTAAATCCCGCGAGAGCTGAGCAACGGTCATGCCCAGCTCCTTAGCGAGAAAAAATATGAAAAACCAGTCAGTTTCAGCTTTTTAGGGTGGCCTTCGCTGCCTCCACCTTGTTCTCTGCGCCCGAAGTCAGCATTGCCAGCTGAATCTCTTGGAGAATGCTGGCCTCAACGTCACGGCGCAGGGCAGCCCGTTCACCGTCTTGGAACAACCGCTTGCCGTTCTCGTCCAAAGCCTTCTCAATCATCAGACTGAGGGCAAACTCATTTGCGTCTTCAGAATCAACCTTTTTTTGGATTGATTCGCGCTCGGCAATGGTCAGGGGGTGCCAGTAGACCTCCAGCACCACTTCGCCTTCGCTCTTGACTTCGTGCTTGTAGAGCTGGCTGACTCCGAATTTGTTGCGGAGCAGTTCTGTCGCACGCATAAATGATTTTGTTGGTTACTACAGAATACTACGCCCG